AAAAAAATTTAGTAGAATCAGTTAATGTGGTATCAATAATAAATATATGTATTATATTATTACCTAATATATTTCGTAATAATTGAGGAATGACGTGTTTAAATAGTGGAACATTGTATTTATCAAACTTAGATTTTATTAAATCTAATATTTGGGATGAAGCATATAAAATATTTGGTGAAATTTCACCACATTCCTGTATAAATGTTGTTTTATCACTAGATAAAACTATTGAATTATTTTTATATAAATTATAATATAGGTCTGTGATTAAGCTATAATTATGTGTCCATGGTAAAATACTTAGACTAGTAGTTTTATGCGTAATATCTGAAAATCGTGATTCAAATGATTTAATATTTGAAATTAAATTATTATGTGTAAGCATTACTCCTTTTGGATTACATGTAGTACCCGATGTATAAATAAGTGTTGATATATCATCTTTATCTGTATTTTCAATAGTAATTGTTTTACCATTTACACTGTTATCAGAATTGATATAATTTCTAATATTTATCGTATTTATATAATCTATGTCATTTGTAATAGTTATTTTAGGATTACAATTATTAACTATATATTGACCGTATTCGCGCGATTGATTGTCAAGCATAGGCGTCCAAATAGCACCTTTTGATTGAACTGCCATGTTCCAATATAACCATTCGGGTGAATTTTTTCCTTGATATGCAACTCTATCGCCCTTAGTTATTGATAAATTACTTAATACATTTTTAGCTGCATTTACATTTTTAATAATATGTTCATTTGATAACCAATACCATTTGTTATCTTTTTTAAATCCCAGTGCCTTTTTATTTATTTTCTTAAAAAAATAAGTTAATATATTATGATTATTCATAATATATTAAATAGGAGATTTTTATTTATATATTTATTTGTAAATTATCATTAATTATAGTTACGCTACCATCTATTTTCCAATTCACTTGTATAGCTTTTATTTCTACACCATCGTGATATGCTTCAGTTACTGCGGTTTTATATATTGGGTCAATATTGGAGGGTTGGAATGAAGTAACATCTTCTCGTTGAATAACAAAGCATAAAATAGTGCGAATATTTCTTTCTTTTTTAATTATTTGTAATTCCTGAATATGTTTTAATGCTCTTGGACTAATAGTGTCTTTTACCTTTTTACGGTAACCATCTGGAAAATATGCTATTTTATTATTGAATTCATAGTCAGATAAATCTAACTTCTTTTTATCTTTATCTAACATATCTACATAATCTGCAAGTGGAACATTTTTAACTTCTAAAATAAATTCTTGTCCATTTTTATCAATTCCACAAAAATCAAATCTTGAATTTAAATATGTCTTTTCTCTCTGGAACTCTTTTACATTATTTAACCAAGATAATGTATGTTGTTGTAAAGAACTGTTTACTACGTTCTCTGCAAACTTAGGATCCACTCCAATTAATTGAGAGATATTACGTTCAATATTATTTGCAATAATTATTTTATATTTGCAAATATTTTTAGGATTATCTACTTTAATCATATATACGTATGCATCTTTATCGCATAATCCACAACACCCCAACGAAGCACTATGTGCCAAAGTTAAACTTCCATCATCCAATAATACATCTGCTACGTAAGGTGTCTTACATCTTATAGATGGGCGTTTTAATATACGTCCTCTAAAAAGCTGTCCTGCATTTAACAACATATTTCATTAATACATATTAATGTAAATATTGTTATTTTCAATTTTAAATTAATTTGTAATATATAAAAAATTATTTTTTACACCTTTGAACATTTAAACCACCGACTTTGGCGCTAAAAAAAATATAAAGAAATGCGAACATAATATTCTATATTAATCTTTTTGATAATAAAAAAACACTAAATACGCCTATTATTAAATTATGATAGTGATAATCATATATTGGTTCTTCTTTTTTTTCATGTAATTGATGAATAAATCCTAAAATTAATCCACTAAATGCAAAAGCCAAAATAACAAACACTGGTAGGTGTATTTTTTTTGTTAAATCTAAAAATAAAATTACTAAAATAGCAATTGTTTTTGATAATAAACCCAATTGTCCTAAAAATTCGGAATTCATTGTTATATAATAATAATATAAAAAATATTGTTGTGCCGTGTTGGGTTTTATCTAATTTAATCATATAAATTGTTTACATTCATTTGTATATATATAATTTTTAAATGTCCAAAGGTGAAGTAGATATTAAATCCATTAATTCTTTTTCTGTAATATGTTTTTGAAATGATAAAATATAGCATATATCAAAAATATAAGACTCTTCCCCACCTCCTTCAATATCTAAATCTAATATGTATTTGACACAAAACTCGGGTGTAAGTGTTTGTGTTGCTAATAGTATTTTTTCATCAAGATGATTTTCCACAATATTCTCCTCCAGAACATCAATAGAATATTTATATCTATTATTGAGTAAATCGGTATTTGTTACTTTCATTGTTATTATTTGTATTCATTTAATAAATAAGTATTAAATAAATTCAATTTTTTTGGTTAATTTATATAAATCATATATGATAATAGAATCGTCATATATTTCTGGATTTTCGTTGGGATTTAAATGATAATATCTGTGCATTTCAAAGAAGTTTAAAACGTTATTATCATTGCTTGGTTGCCAAGCTAATAAATCTATTTTATTTATATTATAATTATATTTAACATAATTTTCAAAATTAGTTAAAATATAACTACCGTAACCTCGTTTCTTTTCTTTCACTTCTATATTATTTAAATACGCAGTAGTATTGTATATTTGAAAGTTTACATTACCAAATAATAAATTATTTTTAAATATATTGACATTATATAAACATCTAGTTGTAGACTTATTAATAATATATTTTAATGTCATGTATTAACATAACATTAATATATAAATAAAGTAATTATTTTATTACATTCCTATTCTAGGAAATCCTACTAGATTTGCACCGATACCAAATCCAGCACCTGATCTGGCAGATACAGCCATACTAGGAATATATGTATCTAATATACTAAATGTTGCAGCGGCAGTTAATGCGATTAGTGCAACTTCGTCAATGCTCATTTTTTGTTTTGGAATAGCAAAAGCTGCAATAGCAACCATTAAACCTTCAACTAAGTATTTGATAGCACGTTTCAATAATTCTCCTAAATCGATTGAGTTTAACATATATATTAATAATATAGAAAAAAATATTGTAAGATATAAAATCACTTAAATAAATTAATATATTATTGTTATAATGAGTTTATCTAAAGAAACAAAATCACCCACATATGTAGATGTATTAGATGAAGATAAGCCTATATCTGGTCAAAAATTCGGATGTGTATCATTTCTTTCTCCTGAAAAAATTTTAAAAGGTAAAGATTTATTTTTGTTTAACGAATTTATAAAAACTTGGGATTTTTCTAAATCGCTTGAAAAATACCAACATTTTTTTAGTTTTTTGTCTATTAAATATAATTTAGAGTTGGGAACACTAAACGAAGAATTTCAAGAATTTATAAAGGACCAAAAAGAGAATTTATTAAATACAACAATTGAAGATGATTATAAAAATTTCTTAGATCAAAATGAAGAAACCCTTGTTAATAAATTTAATATTAATAATAAATTTCAAACAAGTACACGTGGGTTAAAAATACGAGGGGTGTATAGTACACAGGAAGAAGCCGAAGCTAGATGTAAAATGTTACGTGAAGTGGATCCTAATCATGATGTATTTGTTGGACCGGTTGGGTTATGGATGCCATGGGATCCTGATGCATATAAAACAGGACGTGTTGAATATTTAGAAGAAGAATTAAATAATTTAATGCATAATAAGATTGATAATGAAACGAATGCAAAACAACAATTTGAAAAAAGAATACAAGAAACAAAAGAGAAAGCGATGGAAGAAAATAAAAAGTTGGCAGAAGAAAATAACAATGTTTTAACCCAGGTTTTAAATGAAAATAACGAACTTGTCAATGTGCGCGAAGTAGATTATGACGCCATGCCTGATGAGATTGCTATTACAAGCTCAAATAAGGAAGAAACTCAAAAAAGAGTAGAATCATTAAATTTAAAACAAGAATTATTTGAAAAGGCTAATTTAGAATTAAATTCAAAAAAAGATTAAAATTAAATTCAAAAAATGATTAATATTTATTATATTAATATATTAATAAATATTATGGATAAACATAGTCAATTTTATAATACAGTTGATGTATTATATTTTGATTTTATTAAAATATATTGGAAAATAATAGTAGCATTAATACTTGTAAATATAATTTTATTTCCAGCTATACAGTTAATTCAGCCCATAATATTAACAGCAATATTTGACAATTTATCAAAAATAACAAATAAAACGGATTTATTTGATTTTACATCCATATTTAAAGATAAAACATCTGTATATTTTTTATATGTATATGTAATAATATGGATAGTTATCATAGGTGCCCATACTTTAAAAAATGCAATTGATTTATATCTTAGTCCAAAAATACACGGGTTTACACGAACTGTAATTCATAATAAAATAATTGATAGATATAAAAATGACTATAAAGATATAAAAATAGGTAATATTACTACATTACTTCATAGTATAAATAGATTAACTATATATGCATGGACATTTTTTACCCAAGAATATTTACCCCAAATGTTAAGTATGTTGGTAGTTTGTTTTTACTTTTTATTTTATGATGTACAAATATTTGTATATTTATTTGTTTCATTAATATTATCATTTATAGGGTATGTATTAGCGTATGATATATATAATATCAAAAACTCAAATAGAGAACGAGAAGTCAAAAAAATATGGAATAAACTAGGCGATGATATTAATAATTTGATGAATATTTATATAAATAATACAGTGGATGAAGAAAAAAATAAATTTATAGAATTAAACGAAACTGAAATTAATATAAACACTGATTTAAAAAATTATGAAAATTTAACATCTCATTTAATTCAGTTAGTTGTATTAATAATGTATATAGCGGTATATTTAAGATTATTTCATTTATTAAAGATAAAAAAACAAAGTGTATCATTTGTAATATCCTCTTTTATTATTTTACAGGGGGTTTTATATAATCAATTAGATATTATATGGAAGGTTGAGTCAGTTATTTTTTGGTTTATAAGTACTATAAGTTTTTATAGTGATTCTATAAGTAATATATTATTACATGAAAATAATAATTATGTAAAAAATAATATTAAAAATGGTAAAATTGTATTTGATAATATTTGTTTTAAGTATAATAAAACTGATAGTAATTATTTATTTAAAGATTTTTCATTTACAATTAATTCAAATGATAAAGTAGCAATACTAGGACGCTCTGGATCAGGAAAAACTACATTAATGAAAATGATAGTGGATTTACATAGGCCACAAAAGGGAAGTATTTATATAGATAATATAGATGTTAAGAATATAGATAATGAATATTTACGAAGCAAAGTAATGTATGTAAATCAAAGAACATTATTATTTGATAAAAGTGTTATGTATAATATTAAATATGGCAATGAAATAATAAGTGATGACAAAATATTAAAATTAATTCAAAAATATGATCTTCAAACAATCTATAAAGAACTACAAAACGGATTACAATCATCATGTGGTGTAAATGGTAATAATCTTTCTATAGGTATGCAAAAAACTACTATTATATTACGTTCAATAATAAATGATTCCAAAATTATTATTATGGATGAACCTCTTTCTGGTTTAGACCAACAAACCAGACAAAAAATTATAAAATTAATAGTAACAGAGTGTAAAAATAAAACGTTGATTGTAATTACACATGATAAGGAAATTTTACCTTATATGAATAAACAAATTAATCTACAAAGTTTAAAAAAAAATTAAAGTTGATCTAATACGTTTTCTAATGGGACACGTATTCTTTGCCAAACATTTTCAAATTCGTTATCATCTTTATTTACTGACCAAACTAAATGTTGTTTTCTATTAAGATATGTAGCATATATTATTTTATCAGGTCTTTTGTGTGTTTTTTTTGGCGTAAAATCAACTCTTAATTGATCATTGCTAATTTGTTCAAAATAGGCTATCCATTTTTTTTCATTAGGATCGCTTCCATATATTATTTTATTTTTGTGATCAATAATTCTTAAAGCACCTGTATGATTTGGATCATACCAATATTCATATTTATTTGACATATATATATATTGAATAAATATAATTAATATATATATATATATGTGGTATGGATTTAAAAAATAATATAAAACTATAAATTTATATTATTTTAAATATATATGACATATGACATTATAATTATTGGTGGAGGAATATCTGGATTATATAATTATTTACAATTACTAAAAAAGAATAAAAAAGTAATATTATTAGAAAAAAATGATTATTATGGTGGGCGTATTTTTCAAGTAAATGATAAAATAGATTCGCAACATTTTTCGTTTCCAGCAGGTGCTGCACGATTTAATGTAAATCATAAACACGTAATTGAATTGTTAAAAAGTTTTGAATTGTTAGATTTTAGAAAAGATAAACCAATAGGTGCAAATATTAAATTTATAGACACAAAACATAAATTTTCCGAATCTCTCCAGAGGTATAATGGATTTCATTTTATAGACAAAGTAATTAGTAAATCTAAAGAATATAGTGAATCAGAACTTCGTTCTATTACATTTAAAGAATTGGCATCCTTTTTTTTAACGAACGAAGAATTAGAATATATGTTAGTAGCATGTGGATATAGTGGTCAATTAAAAAAAATGAACGCATATGATGCTATACATTTGTTTTCATATGATATAAGACCTGATTTAACTTATTATAATGGTAAATTTAATATATTAATAGAAAAAATGGTAAAAGAACTAAAAAATAACAATGCAAATATGTATTTGAATACAGAAGTGAAAACCATTGTATTTGATAAAAATACAAGTTTGTATAAACTTCAATATAATAATAAAACAATACGTGGAGAGAAAATTATATTTTGTATTCCAAAACCAGCATTATTAAAAATAAATATATTAAAACCAATTCATTGTCTACTAGAAAAATCGGTATCATGTAAATCACTATGTAGAACTTATGCAATTTTCAAAAAAGAAGATATTTGGTATCAAGATATAAAAAATAAAATAGTAACCAATAATCCATTAAGATATATAATACCAATGGGTGGAGAGAATCAATTAATAATGATTTCATATACCGATGATATTTATACGAATTATTGGAAAAAAATACAAAATAATCAAACAAAATTAAAGAAATCAATTGTATCGCTTGTTAAAAATACATACGACATTAACATAAATGAACCTATTAAAGTCTATGTATGTTATTGGGATTGTGGTGTATCTTATTGGAATAAAAATATAGACAGTACTAAAGTATCCGATTTCTTATTAAATCCTATACCTAATATTTATATTTGTGGAGAGAATTATAGTTTAAATCAAAGTTGGGTAAATGGCGCATTAGATAGCTGTAAAAAATGTATGAATTTTATTGATTAATATTTGCATGATTTATAGGATACAGGGAAAGGTATAACGTCTTTAATATTAGAAATACCAGTAATTAACATTAATAATCTATCAAATCCTAGACCAAAACCACCGTGTGGACATGATCCATATTTTCGTAAATCTAAATAAAATTCCATATTTTTATCATCTACATTTTTTTGTTTCATCATATATTTTAATTTATCATAGTTATCTTCTCTTTGTGAAGCTCCAATTAATTCTCCTATACCATATGGCATTAATAAATCAAAACATTCACATGTACCATCATCGCATTGTTTCATATAAAAACTTTTAATATCCATAGGCCAATGAGTAACAAATACTGGGGCGTTATATTTTTCTGTAATATAATTCTCATGCTTAGAACCTAAATCATCTCCATATTTTATACGATCTAAGTCTAACTTTTTAGTTTGTATATCATCATTAATAATATTAATTACGTCATTATATTTTAATCGTTTATAGTCACATGTTTCAAGATGTGTTAATTTTTCAACAATATCTTTACTTATAAATTTATTTAGATTCTCAATATCGTCATTATTTCTTTTAAATATTTCACATATTGAATATTTTATCATTTCTTCGCCTACATTCATTAAATCATCTAATGTATTATTAATTATTTCTATTTCTAAATGAGTAAATTCGGATACATGCTTACTCGTAAGTGAATGTTCGCTTCTAAAACTTTTATTTACAGTATACACATTTCCTAAGGAACAAGCCATCGCTTCTAATTGCAATTGTGAAGATACTGTTAAAAATGTAGGACAATTAAAATGATCACTAGACCACTCATACTTTCCATCTTTTGTTTTTTCTAATTTATCAATATTTGTAATATCTTTTTCAGTAATTTGAAATACGCCAGCACCTCCTTCGCATTCGTTTGTTGTAATAATATTTGGATCTAGATGTAAATATCCCTTTGAATGATAAAAGTCATGAAGTATTTTCATAAGTGATGAACGAATACGAAATACGCTACCAAATACACTAGTTCTAGGTCTTAAATGTATATAATTTCGTAATGTATCTAAATTCATTCTGCCTTTTACTAACGGATATTGTGTAGGATCAATAGAACCGGTAATTTTATAACTAGAAAGTAATAATTCATATTCTTGGCCTTCTGCTGGAGATTTTACTAATTTTCCAGAACAATTCAAATAGGTTCCTGTATATACATTTTTAAAGAAAGACTCAATCTCAGATATATCAATAAAGTCTTCACTAATAATAATTTGTAAACCATTTACATTTGAACCATCGTTTATATTACAAAATCCTAAAGTTGTTCCTGAACTTCTTACTGTTCGTACCCATCCGTATGCATTAATATTGTCATTTTCATTTTCTTTACACAATATTGATGTAATAGACATTATTATTATATAATCAATAATATTTATATTGATTAAAGAATAATATTTATTTACCATTTAGATTTTTTAACATTTATTAATGGACCGTTACTTTTTTTTCTAGCTGATTTTGGATCATATTGTTCTTCTTCGTCGTCTGATCCAATTCCTTTGGAAATATCCCAATATTCTTTTGAACCTAATCTAAATTCATTATGGGCTTCTGCTTTATACCAAAAAATTTGATCTTGTAATCTATTAGATTTTGCATTATTATTAATTACTAAACATTCAAAATTTTCGGTACATTGGTCCATAACTTGACAAAAAGATTCAAATGTAGGAAACATGCCCGCATAGTTTTCATAAATTCGTCTACGATTTGTAATGTATGGTTCTCTTAATATAAATACATAGTCTATATTTGTTCTTAAGTTAGGCGGTATACCTAACGGATATTGCATTGTAATAATGCACATAATTTTCCAATGTCTTCCATTCATAAATAATAATCGCATCATTTTATCCTTGGCCCAAGAAGCATCGTATAAGCAATCATCTAATATTAAGAAAGTTCTTGGATCAATTGTTGATTTTCTATAGGATTCTATTTCTTTTTTCATTTGTTTTAATACTCCTCTTTGTCGTTTTAATACATTTTCTATGATTGATGTATTATATTCATCGTGTATAAATAATTTTGGTATCATTGTTCCATAAAACCCATTTCCTTCTTCTGTTCCTGATATAACAGTACCAATTGGAATATCTTGATGATGATATAATAGATCACGTACTAAAAAACTTTTACCGGTGTCACGACGTCCAATTAATACAACCACGGGGCCTTTATTTTCATTCGGTTTAAAACTTACTTGCTTCATATCAAATTTTCCTAATTCTAGATTCATAATATAAAGTGTTTGGAAAATTTAAAAAAGTTAAAAACGAATATATTAAGTTAAAAAGCTTAATATATTATTTTTATTTAATTCATAGAACAATGTTAAATATTTCTTATGCAAAAAACAAGAATGTAGATATTCTAACAGAATTAGAATCCCCCGACTTTACCGACATTTTAAATGTTCAACGGTATATACCAATATACAGTCGTTTTTTTGAATTGAATAGTACAAATTATAACAATATAATGTTTGAACAAAATTATTATTTATCAAAATTTATAAAAAAAGAAAATTTAGAAACGAATACTTATTTAGTAAATATTATGGATAAAAATGAAAATAAAGAAAAAGTAAAGATGTTTTGTAAATTTTCACCACTTATAGATCCTGTAAAATATATGATGGGTAAATATGAAAATAATAATATAAATATTATGCCAAGTTATCATTCCAACGATGGTGTACATGAAAAATTACTTAATGAAAATAATTGTGCATATATAGATGGATTATTTACATTTTTTTCAAGTAAATTACTAAATGTAAATTTTAAACACGGAATTGAATATTATGGATCATTTTTAGGAAATAAACAAAATTATTATTATAATGTTAGCGATGATTTAGAATATATATCTAATTCTAGTTATTTTTATAATAATTTAAATAAATTATATAAAATAGAAAATCCAGGATATGAAGATGATGTATTACATCATAGTTGCAAAAATAAAAAATCATTAGAGGTATTGTCTGGTGAAAATATTGTACTATCTGATATAAATGAATTAACTAAAAATGAATTAACTAAAAATGTATTTGAAAATACAATTCAAAAAAATATAAATGAATTAAATGATGAAGAATTAGTAGAATGGAACATAAAAGCAACAGATGAAGACGAAACAATGTCAATTATATCAGAAAATAGTGATTGTTCATCGCGAAGTTCTGATACAGATAACGACGAAGATGATGAAGACGACGAAGACGACGAAGACGACGAAGACGACAAAGACGATGAAGACGACGAAGACGATGATTGTACATCCGAAAATGATTTAATGGCAGTTATATATAATTACCCAGTTCAAGTAATATGTATGGAAAAATGTAAAGATACATTAGATAATTATATGAGTATAAAAGACATAAAATGCGAAGAATGGAGATCTATTATGTTTCAATTAATAATAACGTTATCAACGTATCAAAAAATATTTAATTTTACTCACAATGACTTACATACTAATAATATTATGTATATTGAAACATCTGAAAAATATTTATATTATAAATTTAATAATATTTATTATAAAGTTCCAACCTATGGAAAAATATATAAAATAATTGATTTTGGTCGTTCTATTTATAAATATAAAAATGCTGTATTTTGTAGTGATAGTTTTAATAAAGGCGAAGATGCTGACACACAATATAACACAGAGCCATTTTTTGATGAAAATAAACCAAGATTGGAGCCAAATATGAGTTTTGATTTATGCAGATTGGGATGTAGCTTATTTGATTATTTTATAGAAGAATTGGATGACCAAGAAGATGTGTATTTAAAAAATGAAATGGCAAAAATGATATGCGGATGGTGTATTGACAGTAAAGGACGTAATATATTATATAAAAAAAACGGAGATGAACGCTATCCAGAATTTAAATTATATAAAATGATATCGCGTACAGTATCAAACTATGTACCAAAAGATGTATTAAAAAGTAATGAATTTAAAAAATATGCCGTAAACGAAAATAAAATAAATAAAGATGAATTAATGAATATTGATATATTAAATATTTAAAAACACAGTATATATTATATAATGTCTAATAAAATATTAAATAATGTATTATTGGTATCTACCTATGCAGTAGGAGGTGGTGTAATTAATTATTTTCATAATCACGTTTTTAGAAATAAATACGAGAAATATTATTCAAATGATGATAATAATTTAATTTACAATAATGGTTTTTTTATAGGAGGACTAATTGGGTTAACGTTTAGTTATTTAAAATGTCCTATACCATTAAATCAAATATTGATGCTGCATAATTAAAAAATTGAAATTATAAGTTACATTTATATTATGTAACTTATAATATGAACCGAGAACAGATCGCTAATAAATACAATCTAATCATTGATAATCATAATGATAAAATGGTAATTAATGCAATGGTTGCTATTAAAAAGCATAATATGGAAAAATGGATACGTGAATTTGATGAACCGAATGGATTTATAATGTCAAGTCATAGTAATATATCTATATTACAAACTGAATTAGCGGATGATGGTCATAGTGGGTGTAGCGCTTCATGTACGCTACGAGTATGTCAATCGTTGTTAACTAAAGATTATAATGAATTAATATTAGAAGATATGGAAGATGTAGAAAATATAGAAAATATAGAAAATATAGAAAATATAGAAAATATAGAAAATATAGAAAATGGAAAAGATGAAAAACCAATTATATTGTGTGAAAATATGGATTGTGAAAGATATCCACCTGACTGGGATTTTGAAGAAGATACAGAAGAGACTTATCAAGAGG